GCCGCCACCTGCCCGCCACTGGTCAAGTCCGGCGCAAGTGACGGCACCATCGAGGGTTATGAGGTCAAGATGCGGGCAATCACCACCTACACCCTCGCTCATCCGCTCGTCAACGCCGTCGCCAACATCAAGGCCCTTATCAACACCGGCGACGGACTCGCGGCCACACTCCGCACGGCCTATTCCACCTACCTCACCAACGGCATGTGGTCCCCCAACGGCACCACCCTCCTCGTCCCCGCAGCAGCCGCAGACTCAACAGACGGCATCCACCCCGGCCTCGTCGCACAACCCACATTCGCCTCTACCCACAACACGGCCATCAACCAAGGCAACATCGTTGCCGAGTCAATAGCAAGATCTTTCAGGACTAATCGCGACCGTGATTGGCGCGTCAAGCGTTAGCAGTATTCCCGCTCCGGGAGCGAGCATTCCGCCGCTCATCGCACCTCCCGGCGCATTCATTCAGCCTCCCCCCGCTTTGTGTGGGGCGAGGTTTTCAAGATGGACGAAAACCAGACAACCCCGGCCAATGCCCCGGGAGGGGACGGACTTACCCGGATCGACTCTTTGGACCTGTCGGATCGGAAGGATTGCGCCCTGCTCAACAAGGCGGCGCGGCGGTGGAAACTCACGCCCCGATTCATGCAGCGGGTTCCGGCCGCATTGGAGGCCGCGCTGGACATGGCGGAGGCGGAGGGCGATTACAAGTCCATTGCCGTGATTGCCTCGACGGCTGCGACGTTGGAAGGGCAGAACCAGAAGGATGAGCACGCGGCGAAGGGATTGTCTCCCAGTGGCAACGTCAACAACGGACCCACCCAGATTAACTACTACCTTGCCCAGCCTCCAGCCACCGGCGACATAGAGGGGCGGAGCAATGCCTGACCACCACGGCCCCCGATGCCAATGCCCCCGATGCAACAAGTTTGCGGGCGAGGCCACTTTCCATTGGATGCGGGGAGAGTCATTGCACAGCGTTCCCAAGCATCTTCGATCGTGGGTGCTGTTCATCCGTGAAAAGGTTGGAAGCGGCGAAAACGCTCACGGCTACTGGTACACATGCAAAGGCGGAAGCGGAACGGTGTCAGACGGCCCGTCGCCTTGGCAGGAAAACGCCATCCGGGAATACGAAGAAGTTCGGAGCGTGTGATGCCCGACTTCCACCTCCTGCCCAAACAGATGCAGTTCGTCCGCGAGGATGCCCCCGAAGTCATGTACTCGGGCGCGGTGCGAGCAGGAAAGACCTACGCCCTCTGTGCCAAGCTCTACGGCCGCGCCAATCGTCCGGGGGCGCGTGAGCTGCTTGTGCGTAAGACCATGCCCGCGCTGAAGGCGACGACGCTGCAAACGCTGATCCACGGGGACGGGCAAACGCCACCGATTATCCCGCCCGGCTCCTACGTCCACAACAAGACCGACCACACCATCAAGTTTAACAACGGCGGGGAGATTGTGTACCTGTCGCTCGTGAACGACGGGGACGGCGGAACTCAGCAGCGAATCGGGTCATACTCGGCCACGGGTGTAGCAGGCGACGAGGCCACGGAGTACGACCACCAAGACTACCGGATGCTCCTGTCCCGCGCGTCCGTGACGGTAAAGGGCCTTCCCAAGCAGTGCTACTGGGCGTGCAATCCCGGCTCTCCCTCGCACTTCCTCGCGGATCGCTTCGCCCCTCCCGGTTCCGGCAAGTCCAAGCCGCTGTCCGGATGTGTGTGCATCCCCACCTACACCCGCGAGAACTTCTTTCTGTCCAAAGACTACCTCGACATGCTGGACCGGGACAAGGGAACGCTCTGGTATCGCCGGTTTGTTGAGGGGTTGTGGGTAGGCGCGGAGGGCCTTGTCTATGACCGATGGGACCGACAGATTCACGTTCAAACTCGAAACGAACGCTTCGCCCGTTACGTCGTTGGGGTGGACGATGGATATACGAACCCTTTCTGCGCTCTGCTCGCCGGAGTGGACGGGGACGGCCGGGTGCATGTCGTTCGGGAGTTTTACCGATCCGGCCTGCTTGTCGGTGCGCGCGTATCGGCGATTCAGGACACCGCGCTCGGATGTGGTGTTGACGCGGTGATGGTGGACCCGTCCAGCCCCGACCTTATCGCAGAGGTGAAGTCTCGCGGTCTGTCCGTGGTGGGTGCGAACAACGATGTGGTTCCCGGAATCAACGCTGTACAGGGACGGCTCGCGGTGCTGCCAGATGGAAGGCCCCGCCTCACGGTCGATCCGTCCTGCGAGAACCTGATACGGGAGATGGAAACCTACCAGTGGAAGCCCAACAAGCCCAAGGATGAGCCTGTCAAAGCTCACGATCATGCCTGCGATGCCCTGCGGTATCTGATCGCTCGGCTCGATCTGTCCGCGCCATTCTTTGCCATGACCGTTGGCGAGCGAGGCGAAGAGTTGCCCATCGCCGACCGTCTCGCCTCGAAGTCAGTCGTCGGATCATTCACGGAAGCGCGTGAGGCCGATCCCGATTGGGGTTTCGATGCCTAGACTTTGGCGCGATGAGCGGCCTACGGAGAGCCGCGTGTTTATTCTCACTGAGATACCCGAGGCCGAGGCGCGGGAAGCACTGGAAAAAGTGAGCGATTCGGTTCTCGAAGCCCGCAACGCCGGGACCACTATCACGCTGAGGCTGTCCAACGGTGCGGGGATGCTGTGCAAATACGTGCTTTGCGAGAAACGCGACGGCGTGCAACGCTGCCGATTGGAAGTTGTTGGGAAGATCATCCCGCGCCGGGGTTTTCGGAATCGTCTGGGGGGAAAGTAAATGGGGGTCTTCTTCGACAACGACATCCCGCGCGATTGGATCGCCCTTGAAGGCAAGGCGCAGACCACCGACGAAAAGTACATGGACGCTACGGTGTCCGTGGGCGAGATCAATCAGGGACGATGGCGCGGGCGTAACGGAGATTATTCCCTTGTTGCCCGCGCTACCCAGTTGATTCTGACGTACGCCACGATGAACGCCACGGCGGGATCATCGGTGCGGATGCGGCTCATGGCTCCGGCGGGTTCGTCCTACGCGAAGAAGTTTCACCGCCGCGCCATCGGATGCTCAAAGAAGAATCGGTACCTGCGTAACCCGATGAAGGGCTATGGACCGGGAACGAAGGCGGCGGACTGGGCGGACAAGGCGGGCGATCTAGTCGAGATCGTCGATCACCCGGCCCTCGACATCATGCGGAATCCCAACCCGCTGATGAGGGGAACGACGTGGATGTTCCACAACCTCATGCAGTGGCAGTTGACGGGACGGAGGTATACGCACGTTGTGGAGGGGGGCGGCAAGCCCAAAGAGTTGTGGCCGATGCTCTGTCAGTTCACCAAGATCATCCCCTCTCGCGAGGGATTGATCGGCGGGTATGTCTACGGGCGAGACGGCGCGATTGAGGATGTGTTTGAGACGGATGAGGTGTACTACCACCGATTCCGTCCCTCTCCGTTCAACCCCTACGACGCGATTGGACCCATGCACTCGGTTGTGCAGGAGTCTGACATCTATTCGGCCGCGACGGTATCGGAGTTGGCAACGTGGGAGAATCAGGGCCGTCCCGATTGGGTGTTGCCGGTCGATCCTGAGACGACCGAAGACCAGATGAAGCAGCTTCGCGCGGCCATCGACAAGATGTACAAGGGGCCGCGCAACCGGGGCAAGATGCTCATCGCCACGCTCGGCAGTGAGCCCAAGGCATTGCAGTTCACGCCGAAGGAGATGGAATACCTGCTCGGCAAGGCGGACATCCGCAGCGTGATCCGCACGGCGTATGGCATCCCCGAGAGCATGGATGAGGGCAACGAGGCGAATCTCACCAGCGCGGGCGCGGGGGAAGTTCAGCACGGTCGGTACACGATCCTCCCCCTTGTCAATCAGGACGCGGAGGAGTGGTCCGAAACCCTGCTCTATCAGGGCTACGGCATTGATCCGAACGAGGCCCGGTTTGTGTACGACGATCCGGTTCCCGAGAACCGCGAGCAGTTGCGGCAGGACATTCAGGTATTCGTCCCCGCTGGCATTTGGTCACCCAACGAAGCCCGCGCCAAGCTCGGCGATGATCCGCGTGAGGGCGGTGACGAATACACGCCCGGCCCGCGAGAAATGGCGGACATCACGGCCAAGCACGCGGCAGAGGCGGCAAAGAACGACCCCAAGAACGGTGACAAAGCAGACAAGGGTGGGAAGGCTTTGGAGCCCGATACCCACACCTGCGACTGCAACAACACCGGCAAGCACGTAGCGGGCAAGGATCGCGTTACGGGCATTCCCGCGACTCTCTCGCAAACCGTGGCATCCTCATCTGAACCACCAGAGCGCGCCGTAGAGGCCCTGTACGACGCGGTTCGCTCGTGGCTGGAAATGGTCGCCAAGCTTGTCGGCATACCGGAGACGGCCACGGAGTTCAAACTCGCGGACCTCAACGAGTACCTCCCCAAACTCATCGAATCCATCAACCCGCCGACGCAGGTCATCATGCGGGCTGGCGCGGAGGCCGGTGCGGTAGAGGCCGAGGCCATCGGTGGAACATCGGCGGTGTCGGCCGTCCACGCATTCACCGAAGACGCGGCGAACGCAGCGATGGCAAACAACCTGCGCCTTGCAGGGTCTGTCTCCCAGACTACGACGGATGCAATCAAGCGGGCGATTGCGGATGGTTTGGAGCGGGGCGATTCACGCGCCCAACTGTCGGCGGCGGTGCGTGAGCAGTTGATCGGAGAGGCACCCTTCCGGGCCACGCTCATTTCCCGCACAGAAGCACAGCGGGCGATGAACTATGGAAAACTGGAGGCCTGGAAGAGGCAAGGGGTGTGGGGTTCTCGGATCAAGCTCGCCCCCGGCGCGTGCGCCATCTGTGTCGAGTTCGTCAAGGCATTTGGATACGAGCGGGCCATCGGAGAGCCGTACGCGGACCTTGGTGCGTCGTTCTCAGTGCCGGGTCGTGATAAGCCCGTGACGCTCGACTACGAGGCGGTCCACGCGCCCCCGATCCATCCACAGTGCCGATGCTACATCGAACCCGTGTTCAGGAACCCAGAGGAGAGCAAGTGATCTACGAGCAGCGCACATACACGAGCGACAAGGGCGAGGTGGTGTTTGGCCGAACGCCCATCGACAGCGACGGGCCGGAGGAGTTGTCGGCGAACTTCGTCTTCGCGTTCCAGATCCAGACACCGCAGGGTGTACAGCCTGTGCAGATCACCGTTCCGATGCCCATCCCAGCGGCGAACATGATCGAGGCGTTCGCCATGCTCCCCACGGTGGCCGAGCAGGCCAAAGAGAAGGCGGCGACGGAGATGAAGGCCAGACTGGACGCGGCCAGCCGCCCGCAACTCGCACTCCCCGGCGCGCCGCCACCGGGTCACAACGGCCAGCGTCTACGCATCACGGGGTGAACACCATGAACGCAGTAACCATCGCCAAGACCAAGGCCCATCACCTGCTCAGTCCCGACACGGACTTGCGGGTATTCCAGCCCATCGGCAAAGAGTTGTCGGTCGATCGCGAGAACCGGCTTATCAAGTTCGTTGCTACCACGGAAGACGTTGACTGTGATCGTCAGGTGGTCCGTGCGGCCGGGGCGCGTACGGAATACTTCTTCAAGAACCGAAACGTCTTCGTCGATCACGAGTACGACATCCGCTCATTCGTCGGCAAACTCCGCGCGGCTACTCCGTGGAACGGCAAGGGGCCGACCCGGCAAGGTGCGCCCGATCACAACTCATGGTGGGTGAAGGTCTACATCCTCCCCCTCTCCGGCAACCCTCTGGGCGATGACATCTTGACGATGGCGGAGCATGGGGGCATCGGCACGAGCATCGGATACGAGCCCATCACCGAGCGCAAGACCACGGCGGAGGAAAAGAGCATATACGGAAAAGGGGGTGTTACGCCAACGTCCATCCTCTGGGATTGGGCGTGGGTTGAGCAGACCATCACGGCCATCCCCTGCAACGCGAACTCTCAGAGCATCCCGGAGATCGACGGGCAGAAGGCGAAGGTGATCGAGGGACTTCTGACCAAGGGGCTCATCAAGCCCGAGAGCGCGAAGCTTGTGGGGTTCCCGATCAAGCAGAAGAGGCGCATCGTGTGCATTGCGCCGGGAGTGGCGGCATGAGCAGCAACCCCAGATACGGCAAGGGTGATCGGTACCGCCCGGTGGACTTGGAGAAGTACCGCGCGGAATACGACCGTATCTTCGGCAAGAGGAAGACCACTCGCCGCGTTCGCCCCAAGAAGGCGAAGTGACGGCTATACTTGAGCGGCCGGATGGTCCGGCCTGACATCTCACGGCTGCCGTCTTTACGGTGAAGCTCGACTTGCGGCGCGAAGTGGAAACACCCGCCCGCGCAAGTGCGCAAACCACCCTGATCGACGCGGACGCGGTTCCAAACCGTCTCCCGTTACATCAAGGGTGGATCAATGACAATCAAGAGCAAGTCCGCGCTGCTTAAGCTGCTGCGCGACGAGTACGCATACGACGGCGATGGCACGCTGTCGAATGTCGAGACGTTTCTTTCTGCCAACACCGAAATCGAACTCGTCGGCCCCGATGGCAAGGCGTTCGACATCAAGCCCCTGTTCGGCAAGTCCCGCATCACGCTGGGCGAGCCGTCCAAGTTCGGAAACCCCGAAATCCAGCCCCCGGAACTGACCGGCGAGGACGAGGGCGACACCGATCAGCCCAACCGCAAAGCGGGCAAGGCCAACGCTCGACTCGCACGCGAGGACAACAGCGGCGGCGGCATGACCCCGAAGAACTGGGCCAGCATCGCCAAGCGCAAGGCGTACGACCGCAAGGCCAAGCGCGGCGAAACCGCCTTCCCCGAGGCAGACGTTGCCGAGGCGTGGGGCGCGTTCGTTCGCCTGTCGCTGTCCGAGTCAGCGCATTGCAGCGGGCAGGACCAGATCACCAACTACAGCCAGAAGGCCAACGACCGGGCGATTCTCGGCAAGGCATCCGCCACGACAAGCAACGCGGCGGGCGGCGCACTCATCCCCGAAGACTTCCTCCCCGTCCTCATCGAACTCCGCGAGAAGTACGGCGTGTTCCCAGCTCTCGTCGGCACTACCCCGATGAGCAACGACCGCCTCGTGATGCCCCGCAACACCGGGGACGCAACGGTGACATGGACCGGCGAATCGGTCGCGGCCACCGAGAGCGACGGCACCTTCGACAACCCGGCCCTGACCGCCAACAAGCTCCTCGGCCTCAACCGTCACCCCTTCGAGATGATGAACGACTCGGCCCTGTCCATCGCGGACATCACCGCTCGTTCGTTCTCGCGTGAAGCGGCCCGCAAGATCGACGACGCGGGATTCAACGGCGACGGCTCGCTCACCTACGGCGGGTTCCAAGGCATCCGCACGGCCATCAAGGGCCTGTCTGGAACAATCGCCAACATCGCGGGTCTGGTCGTGGCCAGCGGCAACACGTTCGACGAGTACGCCGCAACCGACTTCATGCAGGTCACGGGCCGTCTGCCCGAGTACGCCGACACCGGCGCGGCCTGCTGGGTCTGCCACAAGCAGCGGTACTGGTCGATCATCGAACGCCTCGGCCGCGCGGTCGGCGGTGTGACGTACCACGAGTTCACCGGCGCGCCCACCTACATGCTCGCGGGCTACCCCGTCAAGTTCTCGCAGGTCATGCCCAAGGCGGACGCGAACTCGCAGGTCGATTTCCTGTTCGGCGATTTCTCGCTGGGCGCGAAGTACGGCGAGGTCCGCAACTCGATGGCTCTCGACACCAGCGACCAGCGGTATTTCGATCAGGATCAGGTCGCGATCCGCTACCGCCAGCGCGTGTCCGTTCTCGTTCACGACGTGGGCAACGCCTCCGCTACCGCCTCGCTCCGCGTTCCCGGTCCCATCGTTGGCCTCATCTCCGCCGCTTCCTAAGTGGCTGAAAGGTTGGTTCTCCCATGATTCAGTCTCAAAAATGCAAGACGGTGTTCTGCGTGTTTCCGCAGGCCATCAAGGACAACACGGCGTGGGTCGGCACCACGGGCTCAACGCCCGTGGCCGTGGACACGCTCGGATTTCACTATGCGTGCTTCAACTGGGTGATCGGTGCCACCGACATCGCTCAGGCTTCGCTCATCGTCAACTCGGACGAGGACTCCGCCCTCGGATCGGTCACGGCGATCTACACATTCGGAGCCACGGGCAAGATGGCTTTGCCTACGTCCACAGACGACAACGGTCTGTGGAAACTCTGGATCGACCTTCGCAAGGTCGAGCGTTACCTCTGCATCACGGCGGTCGGCGGCGACGGCGCGGCTGGCGCGTACGGGTGCGGATGGTTTGATCTGTGGCGCGGCGACATTGCCCCGACCACGGCCACGCAGCACGGTCTGGTGGCGCAGGACTTCATCTAAGTCATCTCTTCTGCTCGCTGTGCCGCAGAAACGCGGCGCGGCGTTTTACACCTCACGAGGGCCTTGACCAATGGGAACCGTCGCCACGCCAGTACAGGCCAACCCCGCCAGCAATGGCGGCTCCGTGGTCATCGCCTCCGCCAAGGGATCGTGGAACGTCTGCCACCTGAACGCAAGCGCAACGGCGCAGACGGGTGCTGAACTCATCCAGCCCGGCAACGTGTCATCGTCCAATATCGTGCCGATTGAACTGGGTGAGTCCGTGACGCGCGGCTTGTTCCGATGCCGGTACGGCGCGGCGGGCGCGGTAACGACTTCGCCCGTGATTCGTATCTTCGCCGCGTACGGCCCGAAGCTCATCCCCGGAACGACCATCCCAAACGACGGAACGCTGCGGTTTGTGATCCTCGCAAGGGCGCAGACGCTTACGTGTGTTGCGGCTACCGACGTTCGGGACGCGACGTACTCCTACTCCGATCCTCTATCGCTGGCCGGTACCGACCTGCTCGGCGCGAGCTACCTACTCGTGTTCGTTGAGACGGCCGCGAGCATCACCGGCGCAACCCCTGTCATCGAGTCCTGCCTGTTGAACTGACACGGAGGACTTGTGGCGATCATCACCGCAGCCCAGTACAAGACCTTCAAGGGCATATCGGACACGACGTACGACGCGCAGCTTGCCGTGGTCGTTCCGGCGGCGCAGGCGGTGGCCGAGCGGTACTGCAATCGCGTGTTTGACATCGGCACGTTCACCGAACTCCACGACGGTGACGGGAGCGACACGCTCATTCTGAAAAACGCTCCGATCGTGAGCATTACGAGCATCAAACTGGTGGATTCGGCTGGAACGGTTCTTAGTACCTACGCCTCCACCGATTATGTTCTCACGCTCGTGACCGCCATCGTGAAGCTCTACGACAGCCGGTACGGTCGGCTGGTGCATGACTCGTTCGGAATCCTGCAAAACACCAACTGGGGCAATCAGCCCTACTGGCCGCGCGGGACGCAGAATATCCAAGTGGTCTACTCGGGCGGGTACACCTCGGCCCCGGCGGACCTGCAACTGGCAATGTATCTGTATGTGGACTCGATTCTCTCCGCAGCGACGGCGGCGGTCGGAACCGGCACATACCAGAGTGAGCGGCTTGGGAACTACTCCTACGCGCTGGCGATGGCCTCGCAGAAGTTTGAGGCGTTCCGCCACCTGTTCGCGCCATGGCGCAGGCTGGTGGCCGCATGAGTCTTGCGGGACTTCTCAACAAGACCTGCACGATCAGCCGTGAGGCGATCACGCAGGACGCGACCACGAAGGAGATCATCAAGGCGTTCTCTTCGATCGCGTCCGGTGTTCCATGCACGGTGCAGATCGTCACGGCGGCGCAGGCCGCTGGATACCCGGAGGCCGGAGAGACGCACTACGACGTGTACTTCGCGGCGGGCCGGGACGTTGGGGTTGGGGACCGGATCACCTCGATTACCGGCATGACGAATATGTCTCTGGATGTCCAGAGCGACGCGGGGGATGACTGTGGGCGGGGACCGTACACCCGCGTCCGGTGCGTCCGCAAGACGGGCGGTGCGACATGAGCACCACCATCAACGTCGATGAGATCATGGCACGGGTTCTCAAAGCCGCGAACAACGCGGTATTCGAGGCGGCTGGTGAGGGCGCGGAGCAGGTTCAGAAGACGCTACAGGGTGGTCCCCGCTGGACTTCATCGCAGCCCGGAAAGCCTCCCAACTTCCAGCGCGGAACGCTGGCGGGCTCTGTGTCGTTCGTCCATCCCGACCAAGGTGGAGTGCCTTTGCGGGCGCAGGTCGGAACGGCGGAAAAGCATGGGCTCTACATGGAGAATGGCGCGTACGTCCGCGCCAAGAAGGGGAAGTACCTTCCGGTCCCGGTCAATCGCGAGGCCAAGGAACTGCTCGCCAAGATGGACGGTCGGAGCCTTCGCGCCTCGGGCGTGAAGCTCGTCGTGGAGAAGTCCAATAGCGGCGCGCTGCTGCTGGTTGAGAAGACCCCAACGGGACGGGAAAAGAAAAACGGCGCGGTGTTCATCCTCAAAGTCGCCATCCGCATTCTGGCTCGTCCGTGGTTGAAGCCCGGCATGGAAGGCGCGGTGACGCAGATGCACGCGAAGTTCAAAGAGTCGATGGAGCGATCGGGGGTGTTCGCCTAATGGGCCTCTACTACCCAGCCCTGTTGAAGTCGATTGGCACGCGCCTGCAAGCGGACACCACGCTCGTCGGGTACATGGGCGGTTCGGACTCAACAGCTCGCACGCTCAACATCGCGACGACGTTCCCTAAGCCTGCGGCAGACCCGCGAGGAACCACCTACCCGTTCGTCTGCATCTGGCCTGTTTCAGACGTTGTGGATGACACGTTCGACGGCCGCAAGTTGGATCTCACCTTTGAGGTCCACGCCTTCACGGAAGTCCAGCCGACGACGACGGACTCCACGCTATTGAAGCTCGTGAAGATTCACGAGCGGATCGTGGGGGACTGGGCGAGCCATTCGGATCGTGTTCCCGTCTACGGGCTCGATCGGTTCCTGCCGGATTTCACGGGCTACACCGGGGACGCGGCGACGGCGTATTCGGCCACACACATTGAGTACAAGGGATTTCAGGACTTGACGGACCCCATCGGCGATCGCCGCGAGTGGGTGATGACGTTCGACGTTTCGATGACTTTGGAGAGTTGAACTATGAGCTTCCCACTTCGCGGAATGAATGCAACGGTGAGCGCGTTCGGCTCCGCCAACATCTACTCCACGATCCTCGCTGCGATCACGCCCGCGTCCGCGCGGTACACGCTCCGAAACAACGGTCAGGACATCACGGGCATTGGATCGTTTGCCATGTCGCAGATCGCGGGCCTGTGTTCGGCGGATGTGACTATCGGCGGGTATGCGGGGTCCGCGCCGTATCTCGGTGTGTACGGCTCGATTGCGGCTGGCGGCTCTCCCTCCGGCGCATCCACGCCGTACGTCACGAGCCCGCAGAGCCTTTCGATCACGCTGGCGACGACGGGCATCCACGACATCACCACGGGCAGCAGCGGAAGCCCGGCCACGTACATGAGCTTCATGCCCGATGGCTTTCAGGCGACGGCGCGATGGACGGCCCTTGTGGATTCTTCCACAGCTCTCTCCGGCCCCGACCTTCGATCCACGACGACGTACAACCAGCTCGCGTTCACCTACGCCAACGGCGGCACGATCACCTTCCCAGCATGCAACATCAAGCAGGTGGATGTGTCGCTGGTGCGCGGCAATAAGCAACTCGTCACGTATCAGGCCGAGAGCAACGGCGGCATATCGGCTGCGGGCGGCATCTTCGGCACGCAGGCGAGTTGGGGTACGTCCACCAATCCCTTCCCACTCTGGAACCTTGGCAGCGGCACGCCCGGCGCGTTGACGTTGCAGTTGTACAGCGTCGGCCCCAAGTCCATCGCGTTCAGCGATTCGTTCATTCGGTCCATGACGATCACGGCCGCGCCGTCGTCACCGGTGGCGGTGGAAATGGCTATCCGTCCTACTGGCAGTTGGACCCTCGCGTAATCAGGAGCGTTTGAGCAGTGGCAACCCCCGGCGGTCCAGAGAAGGTCGGCGCAGTCTCGTTCGATGTGAACGCGAACATTGCCCCTGCGCAGGCGGACCTGAACAAGATCACGGGAGAAGCGGAGAAGGCGGGGGAGGAAGCGGGGAAGGCGTTCAACAAGGGGGTAGAGAAGGCCACCACAGAGGGCGGCGGTGCGAAATGGATGGGCGAAGGATCGGATGGGTTTGTAGGACCGGCACGGCCAACGGGGAAGGATGAGGCGGCGCGGCAGTGGGCGTTGGCGAATGAAGAGGCGGCGGCACTCAATGCGGGCGGCAGTGGCGCGGCGGGTGGCGGTGGAGTATCCGGCGTAGGAGCGGCGGGCGGTGGCGGTGGCATCGGATCAATGGCCGCGCAGGCGGCGGCTATCTCGGCCATGATCGTGGCAGCGGAGAAGGTGGCGCAGAGTGCGTACGAAATCGGCAAGGCCATCGGTGACGCACTAGCCCAGACTCAGAAACAGCAGTTGGAGTTGACGCAGGCCCTTCGCCAAGCGTCGGCGGCGATCAGCAGTGAACAGGGCGGGCGAGCCAGTCAGTACGGCAAGGTGTCAGGCGCGAATCCGCTTGTGGGCGATGGTGTGCTGAAGACGGCAGCCGACCTCGAAAGCGAGGTGTTTGACCTCGAAAAGAAACGCACAGACGTAGACAACAACCGTGGTCGCCGCGCCGTGGATGCGTTATTGAGCGGCCCGATGGGTCCGGTCAAGATGGCCATAACCGGGTTCAGCGATGCTGCGGA